GCCAAACGCAGCACCGAATGGTTCTGCGCCTTCGCTAGAGCAGTTTGCGGCCCCCGGACGTGCCCGAGCTGGAGCCCCTGCCTCAGGCGCTTCTAGCCAGCCCGAAATGATTACCACGGGCGACATCTCACATTTCTTTGCGACGAAGACCGCTGGACGTTGGAAGGGCCGTGAGGCCGATGCCGATGCCTTCGAGCGGAAAATCTTCCAAGCGGAGAACTCTGGGAACGTGCGCGCCGGGCCTTTGCAACATCCATCGCTTACGTCGAAACGCTAACCGGGGCCGTGTGGCCCCACGAGGGCTACAATGGCATATCCTCTCGCAGGTACCCCGCATCCGTCAGGTTCAGCCTCTCCGAACCCAGCGTATTCGGGTACATTCATCCCGGAGATTTGGTCGGGGAAGCTCATCGAGAAGTTCTACGCGACCACGGTTCTGGCCGCGATCTCGAACACCGACTACGAAGGACTCATCAAGAACCAGGGCGACAAGGTTATCATCCGGACTCGCCCGACCATCACGATCCGCGACTACGCGGCGAACCAGACCCTGGTGGTCGAGCGCCCGTCGTCAAACGTCGTTGAGCTGGCCATCGACAAGGGCAAGTACTTCAACACGATCCTTGACGACGTGATGGACGTGCAGTCGGACATGAACCTCATGTCCATGTGGTCTGATGATGCCGCCGAGCAGATGAAGATCACCATCGACACGGGTGTCCTCAGCGATCTCCTCGGAGATGCCGCTGCAGCCAACCGTGGCACAGCTGCCGGCGCGATCTCTGCGTCGATCAACCTTGGCGTCACCACCACGCCCCTTACTCTCGTCGCCCGCGATCCGGGTGCCGGTGAGGTAGAGGTCGTGGACCTTCTGGTCCGCCTTGGGCAGGTGCTGGACGAGCAAAACATCCCGGAGACGGGGCGTTGGGTTCTCGTTCCGTCGTGGGTTGCCTCGCGCATCAAGATGAGCGAGCTGCGCGATGCCTCGCTGACCGGTGACGGCACGAGCATCCTCCGCAACGGACGCCTTGGCATGGTGGATCGCTTCACCATCTACTCGTCCAACCTGATGCCCGGCCCGTCGCATGCCGATCTGGCAGCGGGTGAGTGGGTGGTCTTCGCTGGCCACGCCCACGCCCTGACGTTCGCCACGCAGATGACCAAGATGGAGACGTTGCGCTCCGAGAGCACCTTCGGTACTCTCATGCGCGGCCTGCAGGTCTTCGGTTACGGTGTGATCGACAACACGGCGCTTGCCCAAGCAATCGTTACCTCGGCCTAATTCCTCCCGGTCGAGTAAACTGGACGGCCACTCTGGTTATGCTAGGGTGGCCGTCACCTTATGGGGTAAGCCGTGGCAGCACTGGATACGGTTGCGAACTACGTTACTGAGGCGCGGACAATCCTGCAGGATGCTACCGTCCCTTACCGCTATTCCGATGCCGACCTGAAGAACGCCCTCGGGTTGGGTATCTACGAGGTGCGCAGGCTCCGCCCCGACTTGTTTCTAGGGCACAACACCCACACGATGCCGGACATCACCAGCGCCACGGCGGATGGTACGACGGTCACGTTCGACAAGATGTACCGGATGGTCCTGGTCCACTTCATCGTGGGGCACGTGACCAAGCGCGACGAGGAGGAAGCCTCTGAGGCCAGGGCGGCGGCCTTCCTGCAGGCGGCTCTGGGTAGCCTTACAGGGGGAGCTTGATGGCAATAACTGACCGCCTCATGACGGCACTACGTAACGATCTTCCGGGGGCGACCGACGCTCAGATCATCAACAAGCTGTGGGAGGCGGTGAACATCGCCTGCCGTGAGGGTTGGGTCTGGCGTGAGACGATTACGATCCCCCTTACAGCTGGTGTGGCCACCTACAACTCCATTACCCCGTCGGGTAGCGAGATCGTCCACGCCATCAGTATCGATCACGAGACGTTGGACCTCTACGATAGCGTCTACGAGTACGGCACGCTGGTCCTGGGAACTGAGCCTACAGCAGGGGATGTATCTGAAGGCGACCTCTACATGGTGGCGGTCCTAGCCCCTGCCACGACTGCCGGGGAAGACCCTGAGCCCCTGATCCCGCAGGACCTTTGGACCAGCATGCACGATCTGTGGTGGAAGGGGACTATGGGCCTCATGACCATGCAGGTGGGCAGGCCATACTCCAACCCAGCCTTCGGGCAGATTTACTACAAGGCGTTCAAGTCCAAGCTGGCCGAAGAGAAGCGCAAGATCGAGACGGGCGGCGTCATCGGCGGCCAGACATGGCGTTACCCGAAGTGGGCATGATATGGCACCCAGAACCCGCCTAACTGCTACCCTTGACCCGGCGAAGGTAGAGCATGCTCCCATACGTACGAGCAGCGGGAGTGTAGGCCGTAATACGCTCCTCGTCACGGGTGACGCAGACGATGCAGCGGCTAGTGCAGCAGCGGCAGCCGCTTCAGCAGCGGCGGCGGTAACTACTGCTGCGGCGGCGGCGGCCAGTGCGGCGGCAGCCCTTGCCTCTGAGAACGCGGCGGAGCTGGCGGAAACCAACGCCGAGACAGCCGAGACAAACGCCGAAACAGCCGAGACCAACGCCGAAACAGCCGAGACCAACGCCGAAGCAGCACAGGCAGCTGCTGAGGCAGCGTTGGCTACTATGGTTGCCGCCGACTACATGCCGAAGGCGGGGGGCACGTTCACGGGCGGCGTCGGGCTTGATTACGCAGGGAACGCTGTTTTCAGCATCTTCGGCGGCGCTGCCGGCTTCCTGCGCATGGGCGACAAGGGGGCGGGTGCTAATCTTAAGTATTATGACGCTGTAGTGAATGATGGCACTCTGTCTTTCCGTAGTCTTAACGACGACACGAGCACCAAGAATACACCACTCACACTTAACGCTGATAACTCTGTTAGCCTAGCGTCTGCATTGTTTGCCGGTTCGGTCGGTGCGGGCAATGGCTATGCTAGAGTGAACCCCGGCCATGCCTCGGGTGCAGGGTGGGTTGGTTGGTATAACTCATCTGGTAACCGCCTTGGATACATGGGCGACAGCAACACCAACATACACCTCGCCCTTGAGAACAGTGCCATATTTCAGATTAGTGGTGGCGCTGTTCAACTTCCATCGTGGACGACTGCTACGCGACCTGCTTCTCCACAAGATGGCTATATTGGACGTAACTCCGACACTGGGCAGATCGAGTTCTACCACACTAGTATTTGGCGCACCCTCTTCGCCACCCCTGGAGTGGACCTTAAATGGAATGAGGCAACACCCGGCGCAGCTGTCGATATCCGCTTCCCTGCTAACTCATGGGGCATGAGGATACGTGGTCTTTGGATGAATGGAACAACAGGCGCAAACCTCCTCATCCGTACAAGCGCAGACTTCTCTTCGTTCGCATCTGGTGCAAGCGATTACGTTCAAAGCGGTTACTTTCTTCAAGAGGGCTCGACTCTTAGTGGAGCTAACACCGGCACCAGTACTTCCCTTTTCGCTGGTGCAGCTATTCACGTTACAACGCTTGTTATGCCGTTCGAGCTTACGATTACCAGCGGTGGTAGCGGGCAGTACCCCCACATTGTCTCGCATTCGCACGGCTTTAATGCAGGCGCTAATGGTACGACCCTCCTCGCAGAGGGTTACCGCAACAGCACTGCTTCGATTGGCGCTGGGGGTATCCGGCTTCTCGCCAGCTCTGGTAACATCGCCGCCATGCGCTACCACGTGGAGCCGATCTAATGGCGAAGGTAACAATCTGGCGTGAGGGTGAAGGCGAGGTTGAGATCGAGGAGGCCGAACTCAACCAACCAGGGCTCATTACCTCACCAGGTATCTCGATGGAACAGCGCGTGCTTGAGTCCTTGAAGGAAGCTGGGGTAATCAATCAGGCGCAGTTCGACAAAGCAAAGGAACACCTCCGTGGACCTCCGCAAACTCCAAGTCGCCCTGAAAGCCCAGAAACTCCTCAAAGGGAAACCCGACGGGGACGACGGCCCGGATACTACTCAAGCGATACACGCCCTGCTCAAAAGGGAAAAAGTGGGCGGGTGGCAAAAGTGGCCACACCCAAGAAAAATCCTCGCCGCAAAGCAGCTGATCTGCCGCCTAAAGGGAATAGACGTAGGTGAAATCGATGGCCTCATGGGGCCAACGACTCTTCAGGCATTTGAAGAGTTTGCCGGACGCAAAGTTACCCGCGAGCAGGTTGAACAACAGAATGCAGATACCCTCATTGTACGTCCTCCTGCACGGTCGCCCTGGCCGCGCCAGAAGGATGTGATGAAGTTTTACGGGTCCGTGGGGAAGAACCAGACCAAGATCAACGTGCGCTGGCCCATGGTTCTAGCTTGGGACACTGACACTGCCATCAAGACTATTACCCTACACGAGAAGGTTGCTACCTCTGCAGGTAATGCCCTGGACAGGATTGCCAACGCCTATACTGACCAGCAGATACGTGAAATGGGTTTACATCTGTTCGGTGGCTCGCTAAACGTGAGGAAGATGCGGGGCGGCAATGCGTACTCCATGCACAGCTGGGGTATCGCTATCGACTTTGACCCCATGCGCAATCAGCTGAGATGGGGCCGTGACAAGGCCCGACTCGCCAAACCCGACGCCAAGAAGTTCTGGGAAG